GACGTCACCCGGCGTATAATGATTCACAAGAGGTGACGTCACTTTGTCACACTTATGAAAGCGCGGTTGTTGTCGGTGCATTGGTAACCGTCCAAAAATCTGAACAGTGGTAAATAGTGTAGGGGTACATCTATTTTAGCATAAGTTCAGATTTTTGTATATCCGGTTGTTTGAAATTTTCTAAGGTTAAGGAGGTTAAAAGTGGAATCTGATTTGGTTAAAGTGGGACAGATTAAAATGTGTAAAGCTGATTTTGTAACAAAGTACTGCAATACGCGTTCAACTTGCTGTGATGAGTGTCAGCATGATTTTAACTGTTGTGACGGTGACTGTTTTCAATACGCTTTGCGTGGTACATGTGACGGCTGTCCTTACATGGTTATTTATTCACAAATTATAAAATAGAAAGGGGTTTTATTATGAGATTAGCTGGTTCTTTTAAGTTTTTAGGTGCTGAGAAACGTTCCGGTTTTAAAGATCCGTCTCAGACATTTTATGTGATCGGCGTAGGCCAGGGGCTCGATTCGCTCCGCTGCTATGTAAACGCTGAGGACTACGGGCGTTATGCTGCTCTTGAACCGTACTCGGATGTAGACGCTGAGTTTGAATATAATCCGGTATCGGGTAAAATCAATCTGGTATCTATCAGTTAAGGAAGGGGGTTTTGTCGTGAAATTGTATCAGTCAATCAAACGTTTTGGTGCTGTTCCTGTAGCTACGGGTCTTTGTGTTCTGTCCTCATTTCCCGTTTGGGCCGCTGATTCTTCGGCTTCTGTTACACCTACGGACTGGGCGCCGATTATTACGGCTATGACAGGGCAGATTTCCGTAAGTACTGTTGTGGCTGTGATCGCTTCTGCTATTGGTGCAGGCATTGGCCTTGTATTCATGTGGTGGGGCGGTCGCAAGGCTGTTCGGACGCTTATGTCTGCTTTCCGTAAAGGTAAAGTTTCCATGTAGTGTCAGACTGGGGGCGGGTTACCGCCCCCCTTTTTCTTTTTTGTAACACATGCATCCGGCTGCTCCGCTCCGATCAGGATCATGCTGCATGAAAAATTGTGTTACGTTTGGAGGGTAACTATGTCATTTAAATGGTATATGGGATCACTTGATCCGGTTAATATGTTAAGGGTTGTCAAGTATAATCAGGATTTCCGGAAACAGCATCCGGAGTTTTTCGATCCGGAGGGTATCATTGTTTTTTGTGGTATGCAGGGAGCCGGAAAGACAATTTCGGCTGTCCAGTATGTCCAAAAGCTTTGTGAAAAGTATCCGCAGGTGAAAGTATGCAGCAACATGACGCTTAAGCTTCCTGAAGATATCGAATTCATTCCATGGGACGGAGTCCACTGCTTTACTGATATTGATAACGGCTACGCTGGAGTTATCTATCTGCTGGATGAGATCCATCTGGAATTTAACTCGCTGGAGTCGAAAAAGATGGATTCCAATATCTTCACGGTTGTGTCTCAGCAACGGAAACAGCGGAAGCATATTGTCGGCACTTCGCAGGTCTTCTCACGAATTGCCAAGCCCTTCCGCGAACAGTTCCGCTATGCGGTAGCCTGCCGGACGCTGTTTAAATGTATTCAGATTAACTCGCTGATCGATGCAAAGAACGCACATGAAGAAAACGGCGAGGTTGTTGCTTCCAGTATTAAACGCTTTTTCTGGTTCCATTCTCCGCAGCTATATGATTCTTATGATACCTACGCGGTTATGAACCGCTATCGGCAGGACTGGGGGTGAGATGATGCAGGTTGCTATTGGTCTTTTTGCTGATGTCGTTGCTCTGGCTATGCCTTATGCTGTAGTCTTTGCTATCGGCCAGCGTGTGGTTACATTGTTTCTGGGCATGGCCTTTAAAGGTGAGGTCCGCTTATGAGGAGGGTTTTCTATGTTGGAGTTTTATATTTACTGTTCAATGCTTTATACTGCATACCGGCTTTTGCGGCTGATTGGGAAGTTTATCCGCCGGATGTCCGGGAAGCTGCTCTCGATCGTCAGGATATAGAGGATGACATAAGTTTTGAAGAATGGCAGGATCAGGTTGCTTCCAGTTCTGTGGCTTCCAGGTCGAATGCATTCCGGTCTTCTGAACCTCCGTCTTTGTATTCCAGTTATACGCCTTATGATTCTTCGATCTCTACGACGGTGATCCAGTATATGTCTGATGTTCTTCCAAAACTCGGTAACGTGTCTTATGTGCTGTTCCGTTCAGGCCAGTACACGTATAGGTTGGTGTATGCTGATGATCTGCAATATGTTAATGGTGTCTTTTCTTCTCCTGGCGCTGATTATATTAGTTATGATTCCCGTGATTACCAGTGGTATTCCGGCACAGAAGGTTCTTTTACTCTACGGACTAACGGCTATATTGTATACTCTGATATTGGGGATTATCCGGTTCTTGCTCGGGATTCCATGTACTTATATGCCGTTATGTTTTTAGGGGTGATTTTTCTTTTATTTACTTTGTACCGTTCATTCTTTAATCCCGGCCGTGTAGTCATTTGACGTTTTTCCTTGTTTACCCTGTACCGTTCCGGGAAACTGGTGTTG